AGGACGGTCTTCTCCTGGTTGGAGAAGTCGAAGGACAGGTCGGTGATGAGGATTCCCGCTTGATCGTTCGGGATTCCCCAGTTGCCGGTGGTGCCAAGGAAAGTCGCGGCCATTTGACCGCGTGCGGCGTGTCAACCGCATCAGACGGCCGAGACGACGGCCTCGTAGCTCAGCACGCTTTCCCGGCCGCGTGATTCGTCCGGCGTGGTGCTGCCCTCGCGCTCGATGAGGTCGTGAAGGACGAAGGTCTCCGAATCGAGGTCGGATTGGATCGCCGCCTTGTCGCGGAGGAGAGTCACGAGTTTTCCCGCCCATCCGGCGTGAAGCTCCGCAGGCGTGTCATCCACCTGGGAAAAGAGATGCACGTCGAGCTTCACGCGGGCGGTGTGCGGCATCGCCGGGACTGGTTTGGATTCCGAGGTGTCGAGAACCACGCACGGACGGGTGCGGATTTCATCTCGGCGGGCGACGTGGACCGGGATGGACCCGGGAAACCCGTCGGGCCGGTGGGTATCGATCCATTCGGCAAGCAGCGACGACAAGCGGTCTTCGATCAGGTTGGGCATCCTGTGGATGCAATCGCGTCAACCGGACCGCCGTCGCAGCGTTCGGTTCGCGCCGTCGTTGATCTTGCGGAGCGAGGTCGCGAGTGCCTTGCGGAGCCTGCCCGCAGCCACACGGAGCGCGAGCTGGATGCCCTTGCGGGTGCTGACGTTCTCAATGTAGTCGAGCTTGTTGACCAGCGTGACGGCCGGGCTGTCGCCGGTTCGGATCGTGGCCGATCCTGGCGACTGCTTGTGGCGGGTGATCCACTGCACGGCACCGCGGACGCGCCCGCCGATTGCCTTGCCGGCGTTGATCCACGAGCCCTTGGCGAAGCCGACACGCTTCTGGATTCGCTCGATGTAGGTCTCGCGGGCCTTCGGGCTGGTCACGATCTGCTTCGGCTTGGATCCGCCGAGCTGCCCCCAGCGGTGGAGTTTCGGATCGAGGCGGCCAACCGTGAGGTCCTTCCAGCCGGAACGGGTCTGGCGCAGATTGTTTTCCGCCCGCGCGAATCGCCGGTTCTGGATGTTGGCCCAGAACCGGTCGGCCGCCGCCGGGTCGGACTTGCGGATTTCCTCGAAGGCGTCGGATGGCAAGGCGAACACGCCGCCGATGTCTTTCGCCACCGCCTTCTCGCCCGTCTTGCGTGCCTTTTCCGAAAACCCGAACGGCCGGGTGTTGCGGGCAAGTTCGACGGATAGCCCGCGCGCTTCCTGTTTTACCAGGGACAACAGCGTCCGGCCCACCTTGTCCGGGTAGCGGCGCAGCAGGCGGGCTACGGTGAACGCTCCCTTCAGCTTCGCGGTGAAGCGGATCGCGCCGTCATTCATCGGTCGAGGAAAGGCTGAGAGTGAGGAGTGGCGAACGCGGATGGTTCGAGACCCGGCTGATCCGGTATTCGGTGCCGTCCACCTCGATGCGCTCGCCGAACTTCGGCAGGGCCGCGGGGAACGCCAGCTTCGGAACGCGCAGGCTGAAGTCGGGTGACGCGACGAAGCCGCCCATGTCGATCTGCTGTTCGTCGCGCACGCGGCTGATCAGCACTAGCAGGTCGATGGATTGCCACCGCGCCCGGACGCCATGCTCGGACAAAAGTTGGTGGAGGTCCGAGAGGATTTCCGATTCGAGGCTCATGCCCATGCGCTCCTGTCAAAACGAAACACCCTCTCCAGTTTCCCGGAGAGGGCGTCCCATGAACCCCGCGACCGAAAGGGATTACAGCTTGACGATGCGCTTGAGGGCGTCGGTCTTGCCGACCGTGAAGCCGTAGAGGCATTCGATGGTGACGAACACCTTGTTGGCGCGGGTGTCGGTGAAGCGCAGGTAGCCGAAGGTCATCCCGGTCTGCGGATCGGTGACGGCCCCGGCCTGCTGGTAGTCGGCGACCGGCTGGAGGTAGCGCATGGCCACGGCAATCGCGCTCGGGTGGGTTGCGAAGCCGACGAGCTTTTCGGCATGGGCGGCCGGAATCACAATCGTCTCGTGCAGGTCGAAACCGGCCAGACGCTTGATGAGAGCCTCGGTGACGCCCGGTGCGCTGAGGTTGAGGTTGAAGCTCTTGGCCACGACGTCATCGGCGAGCAGGTTGGTGTAGAAACCCGAGTCGAGGATGAGCGACCGTTGGGAGGCCGGCATCTTCGCCTGGCCGCACACGTCGCGGATGCTCAGCACCTTCTTGTAGTCGAACGAAGTGGCAGCCAGCGCGGCGATGGCCGGTGCTCCGAAGTTCGCCAGGGTGATGACCGTCATGATGTCGAGCAGCACGTCCTGGGCGAGTTGCTGGGCGGCGACTTCCACCAGGGTATCGAGCACGTCCATGGCCGTTTCCGCATTTTCCCGGGCGGTGACGTGGACGGTCTTGAACTTGTGGCGGTTGAGCGTCACCGGGACGGTCGTGACCGTGGAGTCCGCGTTGGCGGTGTAGTCGCCCGCGAAATCGCTCGAATCGGTGGGAGCGCCGACCAGTGGCACACGGACGGTGTCGCCCTTGTCGGACGGCTGCGGGCCGAAATTGGTCGAGAACGCCGTGACCGGCAGGAGGTTCGCCATGAAGGGCATGAGCGCCCGCTGAGCGACCTTGATGTCTTTGAGGTTGGTAAGGGTGTTGGACATGGCGAGCTATCAGGCTTGGTGATTGAGGATGAGGGCTTGTTGTTCGGGAGTGAGCTTCCGCCAGAAGACGGTCTGGGCGGTGGGATTGGTAATGGCGGCGAACTGTGCGTGGAGGTCGGCGGCCTGGGTGGCGTCGCCGGCCGGAGTGACGCGGGCCGGCAGCGTGGTGCCGGTGGAGGCGACGACACGGGCGACCTCGGTTTGGACGCGGGTGTCGAAATCGGCCTGCGATGCCTGAAGCGCGGTGACGCGGGTCCGGAGGGCAGTCGACTCGGTGGTCGCCGTATCGCGCTCGGCTTTGAGCGTGTCGATTTCGGCGGTGAGCAGCTCGACTTCGCCGCGCAGTGAATCCGCGGCGGCCGACGCTTCGTTGAGAAGTTCCGTCTGGGCCTGGTGGTCCCGCTGGAGATTCGCGAGTTCGGTGCGGGCTTGGGCGAGTTCGTCTTCGATGGTCGTGTCCATTGCCCGTGATCCGGTGTCAACCGGCGCGGCGTGATAGACTCGCAGGCGGCGCATCGCTTCGGCGCGGTGGGGAACCACGCCCGCGAGGTTGTGACGCTGGGCCTGCTTGCCGCTGAAGGTCTGGCCTTCCATCGCCTCGGCGGGAATCGCCCGGCCCTTGGCGAGAACCGCCGCATGGAACTCCCCGGCGATCTCCGCGAGGTTGGACGAAATGAGTTCGCGCTGGTCGTCGGTGAGCGGCGTGCCGGGTGCCCCCATCGCCTTGTATTTGCCGACCGAAAAGACCTCTACCTTGATGCCCGCCTTATCGAGGGCGGCGGAGTTGTCGATGACCGCCTGCACCACGCCGATCGAGCCGACCTGGGCGGATGGCGTCGCGTAGATCGCCCGGGCCTGGCTGGCCACCCAATAGGCAGCGGAACACATCAGGCCGGACGAGAAGGCATAGACCGGCTTCTTCTTGTCGAGGGCCGCGACGGCATCGGCAAGCTCCGGCGTGCCGGCCACGGTGCCGCCCGGAGAGTCGATGTTGAGAAACACCGCCTTGATGTCGTCGCGTCCCGCGGCCTCGCGAAGCGCCGCGCCGATGTCTTCGGAACCCGTGGCACCGAAGAAGATCCGCGCGAACAGGTCGGGCTTGCGCAGGATCGGACCTTCGATGGCGACCACGCCGATGCCGTCCTCGACGGAGAGCAGCGAGTTTTCGGATGCCTGCTTGGGAAGAAACCCGCCGCGATCCACCACTCCCCGGGCGGCGGCAGCCATGGCTTGCAGGGCTTCAGGCTGGATCAGCCACTCGCGATTTTGGATTACCGGACTCACGCCCGGTCGCCGGTGTCAACGGGTCTGCCGAGCTTGCGCCGTGGTCATCGCGCTGTTATCCATGTCTGCCGCGTTGGCGTAACCGGGAATGAATACCGGCTTGGGTAGCGTCCAGTCGTTTCGGCTGGGGATGCGGGTTCGAATCCCGCACGCGGCTTCACCGGTCTTTGCCTGACCTCGCCGCCTCTGCCGTCTGTTTCGATGGCGTTGCCGGGCTCTGCGCCGCTCCGCTGGGCTTCCACAGCATTTCGACCGGCACACCGTATTTTTCGGCCGTTTCGAGGATGAGTTTGGCATCACTGGCGCGGCGCTCGATTTCCTCGCCGAAGTCGGCACCGAGTTCCTGGAAATGATCCGATAGTGTCTTGAGCCCCATTTCCACGTCGGCGCGATTCTGTTGGGCTTCGCGTCCGGCGTCGACGGTCACCCGCTTCGGTGGAACGGAGCTGATCTTCCACCAGCCGGCGGCGGGCGGCAGGATGCCCCGGCTGATCGCGTCACCGATGACGTAGGCCCACACCGGCCGGATCAGGCGGCGCTCGAGGATCATCTGTCGAAACGAGAAGCGCCGGTCGGCCTTGGCGACGATCAGCCTTACACCCGCGCCGCCGATCTTGCTGGAATCCGCCGCGAACTCGAACGGGATCATCCCGAGCGCGGAATCCCGCCGCAGGTGTTCGAGGAAGCCGGTGAAGGTGGGCGACGGGCGGTTGGATTGGAAGCTGTCGAGGGACTCGTCGGGTTTGAGCGCGATCAGCTTGCCACCGACGATGCGCTGGAGTGAAACCGGATCACTGGGGTCGCCTGAGCTGGCATTGCCGCCGACCACGAAGTCGCCGTTGTCGTCGATCTCACCTCGTGCCGTTTTGAGGATGCGCGACACGTCGGCGTTGTCCTTCACCGCGTGCTTCTCCAGCGCCAGCAGTTCCATTTCGTCGAGGACGTGGTTGATGGAATGCTGGATCGTCGGATGCGATCGCACGCCGCCCGCCCATTCCGGCTCATGGATGTGGAGGATTGCCTGGGCCGGCAGATCGCGACCCTTGGCGTTGTCCTCCAGCACCCGGTAGAAGACCGGCGCACCCCAAACATCAAGGCCGACCCCGTCGATGGTGTCCTTCGACCCGAACGCGTCCCCGACCCGGTGGGATTCGATCAACTGGATCTTCGGTTCGCCGTCGGCATCGCGGGT